TACGGAAGAAGCAATCGAGGATAATCTTTATGATCGCCTCGCCTCTCGCTATACGAAAGCTTTGGCACGCAGCATGGCCAACACCAAACAGGTGAAGGGCGCAGCTACGCTGAACAACGCTTTTGATAGCACGTTTGCTGGTGGTGATGGTAAGGAGCTTTGTGCTACTGACCATCCTCTTGTAAACAATGGATCGCTTCGTAACGAGCCCAGCACCGATGCTGACTTGAACGAAACCAGCCTTGAGAATGCTCTTATCGACATTGCAGCTTATGTTGATGAGCGCGGCCTTAAAGTTTCGGTTCGTGGACAAAAGTTGATTATTCCTCCCGCACTTCAGTTCGTGGCGGATCGTCTTCTTGAGTCTACTCTTCGTCCAGGTTCTGCGGACAACGATGTTAACGCAATGCGTAACATGGGTATGCTCCCGCAGGGTTACGTTGTTAACCACTATCTGACGGACACGGACGCATTCTTCATTAAGACGGATGCTCCTCGCGGTTTCGTTCACTTTGAACGTATGCCGATGTCTACGAAGATGGAGGGCGACTTTGATACAGGCAATGTACGGTTCAAAGCCCGTGAGCGTTACAGCTACGGTTACTCTGATCCTCGTTGCGTGTACGGATCTAAAGGCGCATAAGCCTACGGGGGAGAGGAAACTCTCCCCCAACTTATTCCTGGGAATTTTAGCCCTAGCGACTGTCCCAGCAGACGCTTACGAAGACTCTAGGGCCTATCTCTCGTAAGGAGAACACAAAATGGCTAACACAACATTTAACGGCCCAGTACGTTCCGAAAACGGATTCGAAGACATCAGCATTGCTGCCGTTACGGGCGTGGAAACCACCAACAGCACCTACGGCACCAATGCTACAATCGGGGGCAGTATTTCTAACCCCACCGGCATGATTGCGGCTACGGTCTCTAAGACGCAGATGGCGAATGGCTTTGGTGCTGCGATGGTCAAAAACACTCATTATCTTTCCCCTGCTAATGGCGCTGCAATTACAGCCACGCTACCCGCTCAGGCAAGCTCGACTTCCGGAGATGTTATTATCGTTGAATACCAAGTTATCGCTGCTAATGGTGCAACCCACAAGTTCGGCACTGCCGGTGAGTTTTTCCTGGCAAAATCCGCTGTGTACAAGATGACAGGCGCGACAGGCTCTGCTGTCGGACTTATCAACACAGTTGATGTAGCGGATGGTACTGCCGATGATTTCCTTAACCTTATTGGTCTTACTAACTCGGGTCCTGGTATCGGAAGCTATGTGGTGTTTACCTTTAACGGAACCGTCTGGCGGGCCGAAGCTCGCTGTACTTCTTCTGGTACAGGCGCTGCCGCAAACCTTTCCGTATTCGCTACATCGTAATCTTTTGGGTGGGGGTTTAGTCGCTTCCACCCCTTTAGGAGGAGTTCGACATGGCGGATGTCAGCGTACAAGCCATCACAATCAGCGATGAAGTTGCCGCAGATGGCGATTTCATCGTTACCGCAGCAAGACCAAACACAACCGCTACACTAGCAAACAGCTCGTTTGCTTCTGGGGGCGGTAGACTTCTGTCTGTCACAACGGCAGGGACGAGCGATAACGGCAAGACAACAACCATCACAGGGACTAGTGTACTTGATGAGGTCATCAGCGAGATTATTACCTCGACTGGATCGGCGGAGGCTGTAAACGGCACCAAGTACTTCAAGACGGTTACCTCAGTGGTCTGCTCCGAGCAGTACGCAGGTAACATCACAGTGGGGAGCCTTGCGTCCGCTGCACAGGCTATTTTCCCTGGACGGACCCGATTGAAGGGCTTCTTTGTTGTTTCCGGCGGAACTGCGGGTATTGTCAATATATACGACGGGGCACCTGAATCAGGGACTATCCTATTCAAAATCCGGACGTTGGGCACAGACAACACGCTCATTAATGACACGTTTATCCCCGGCGAGGGGGTTCTGCTCAAGGATGGCGCAGTGGTTCAGTATACGGTTGCTACAATTGATCTTATGACCTTCTTCTACGCATAAGATTTCCGGGTATTTAGGGGTCGATGTAAAACTATCCCTTTGGGGTTAACATTAAAGGGTTCTCATATTATGGCGGTTTCTGGAACTAAGGACTTTGAGCCAAATGTAGCGGATTACGTGGAGGAAGCGTTTGAACGCTGTGGATCGGAGTTCCGTACTGGGTATGATGCGGTGACGGCTCGCCGTTCCTTGAATTTTTTGTTTGCTGATTGGGCTAACCGTGGCTTAAACCGATGGACTATAGATCAGGTAAGCCAAACGGTCATCTCCGGTTTGGCCGAATACCCTGTTGGAACCATTACTGCTACTGTGGGGTCCTCAACGGATCTGGTTGTTGGCAACACTATTACTGGAGCCGTTAGCGGATCCAGCGCTGTTGTCCTTACAAAACCAAGTTCAACAACCATAACGTTAAGTATCCCGAGTGGTTCTTTCAACGCTGGAGAAACTATTTCCAGCACGGCCAGTGACGAATCTGGGATTACCACCACCATATCCGCAGACCCCAGTCTTTCCGACGTGCGTGGCAGCATAGACATTTTGTCTTCTGTTGTAAGAAGAAGTGGATCCGACATTTCTATCGTTCGAGTCAGCCGAGATGATTTTCTTAGTATTCCATCTAAGACGACTACCGGAAGGCCTACCCAGTACTATGTGGATCGTCAGATAAACCCGGTTGTTAAGGTTTGGCCTACCCCAGAAAACAGTACAGACATTCTAATATACGACCGTCTTGTGCGAATAGACGACGCGGATGCTTCCGGCAACACCGTAGAAATACCTTTTCGGTTTTACCCTTGTCTAGCTGCGGGTCTGTCCTACTATATGTCCTTGAAGATAGCTCCAGACAGAACTCTCCTCCTGAAAAACATCTACGAAGAAGAGTTTATTAGGGCTGCGGAGGAGGATCGAGATAGGTCCAGCTTCAGTGTCGTACCTTCGTATAATTATTTAAGTGCTCTTTCGTAATGACTAAATATGCTTCAAATAAATACGCCATGGGCATTTCGGACCGTTCCGGCGCGGCGTATAGACAACGGGATATGCGTAAGGAATGGACGGGTATGCTTGTCGGTAAGAATGAGTGGGAGGCCAAACAACCGCAATTGATGGTCCTTAAGACACATTCGGATCCACAGGCTATTAAAGACCCTAGACCGGATAGGGTAGAACCTTCTGTGGAAGTTCTTCTTCCTCGCAATGGGTTTACAACGTCGTCCAGTGGTTCCGCTGTTATTAAGGTCCGGGAACCCGGCCACAGCAGAGCTACAGGTGATGTTGTCCGGTTCAGAGAAGTGGAGGGTTTTGACGGTTTTACAGAAACCGTTCTTGAATCTGCGTCCGGTTATGAAATAACCGTAATACCCGGTACGTCTAGCACTAATTTTCAGTCTCTTTTTTATACGTTTTCTGCGAGCAGCGGAACGTCTACAATAGGAAATGTATCTGGTGGTGGTGAATCCGCTAGTGCGGGACCCGTTACTCTTACGAAATGAGTTTTTTATATGGCATACACTTACGCAACTTTAAAGACGGCCATACAGGATTATGTCCAAAGCACAGAGACGACTTTTGTTAGCCAGCTTCCTCGGTTTATTCTTAATGCTGAAGAAAGAATTTTAAAAGAATGTCAGTTAGATGTTTTTCGTGAATCGTCCCAAGGAACGGCTTCCACTGGAAACGCTTACCTGCAAAAACCCGCAGATTTCTTGTCTCCTAATTCATTAAGCGTAATAAATTCTTCTAGCAAAGAGTTTCTGCTTTATAAGCAAGCAACCATGTTACAAGATTTTACGGCCAACCCTGCAACAACGGGTGTACCTAAGTACTATGCAACATGGGACGAAGCTACTTTTTTGTTGGCCCCTACACCAAATGATAACTTTACGATGGAGTTGCATTATTTCTATAGACCCGACTCTATAACGACTGTCGCTAGTGGAACAACGTGGTTAGGAGATAACGCAGAACTGGCTCTTCTGTACGGTTCTCTGGTCGAGGCATACACCTTCTTGAAGGGAGAGCCAGACTTGTTGAAGCAGTACACGGATAGGTTTTTAGAATCAATTCAGTGGCTGAAGAATCTTGGTGAGGGAAAACAAACAAGAGACCAATATCGGTATGACCGGGTACGGAGGGACGTTGTCTAGGGTCTAATGTCTAGTACGTCAAGCTCAGGAGAAATGGGCAAGGCCCTTGTTTTCACGTCGGATAACAGGGGGCATTCCCCCGAAGAAATGGCCGAAATGGCGTTGAACAAAATAATGACGGTCTCAGAAACAGCCCCGCCTGTTATACGAGACCAAGCATTTGCCCACAGACAACGTTTGAAAGAAGTGCTAGTATTTTACATGAGTAAGATGTGTCAAAGTGAGAGAACGACTATCTGGTCTTTAATGAAACAACAGGGCCATGATGATATGGCAGAGATAATAAGGAGGCTGTAATGGCTGTAGGAACATCTGGTATTTGCGGTACTTACAAAAAAGAAATAAACGCTGGGATTCATTTTTGGACCTCACATTCTCGTGGAGATGGTAGTTCAATAGCAGCGGACACATTTAAGCTGGCCATGTTCACAAACAGTTCGTCTATCGACGCGGACACCACAGGGTATACGACAGGTAACGAGGTTAGTGGTACAAACTACACGGCTGGAGGCGCTGCTATAGCGAGTGCTACCATTGGCCTTGGTGATAACAGTAGTTCTGTTCCTACGGCATTTATCGACATGGCCGACGTAACTTTTTCCACGGCTACTATCAGTAGTGCTCGCGGTGCTCTAATTTATAACTCCACTTTGGCTAACGCGGGAACAGCCGGGGATACTACTCACGCAGCCAAACCGTCCGTTTGCGTAATTAACTTTGGCGCGGACAAGTCGTCAAGCGCGGGTGACTTTACCATTACGATGCCTGCAAACGACGCTAACAACGCATTGATCCGGATTGCCTGATGGCTAACAACCCTAACCTTGGTGGATGGGGAAGAGAGGCTTGGAACACAGGTTCCTGGGACACTCCCTCTACCGTTCTAGTTACGGGTGTTTCTGCGGCTACTGCGGCGGGTAGTGTTCAAGTGGACATTACGGTTCCGGTTACGGGTGTTTCTGCGGCTACGGCGGTTGGAAGCGTACAAGTAGACATTACGGTTTCGGTTACGGGTGTTTCTGCGGCGGCGGTTATTGGAACTGCGGTCGCAACAGGTAAGGCCAATGTCTCCCCTACGGGTGTTTCTGCGGCCACGGCGGTCGGAAGCGTACAGATAGACATCACAGTCCCCATTACGGGGGTTGAAGCTTCAACGGCAGTCGGACGAGTTCTTATTTGGGAAAATATAGATCCCGGCCAAATTGCGCGATGGAACCCGATAACTTACACACAAGCGCCTAATTGGACTAAGATAGCGGCATAGGAATAAAATCATGGCATCATCATACACTACGAGTTTTGGTATTGAGAAAATAGGTTCGGGAGAGCAGTCCGGAGCTTGGGGAGATACCACTAATCACAACATAGATATCTTAGATCGTATTGCCTCGTATAAAGCGGTCGGTCTTTCCGGAACTACGCACACTCTTACCGTTCGGGAAGCTTCTCCAGGCTCCGGTACTGAGAATCTTCAGGACGGCATGTACCGTGTTATAAAGTTTACGGGGGCTCTTGGAGCGAACAACACGGTTACGGTAGCTCCGAATACAACGGCAGCGTTCTTCATAATCATAAACGCCACGACCGATTCAGGATCTAGCGGACCATATTCCGTAATTCTGACGCAGGGTTCTGGCGCAAACATTACGGTGACTAACGGAAAGTCGGCGGTTGTCTACATGGACGGTGCGGGTTCTGGTGCGGCGGTTGTAAATGCGCTATCCGACTTGCAAATTGCTACGTTAACCACTTCCGGAGATATCACGGCCAGTGGAACTCTTAATGCTTTAGGCGACACAGCAGCCAGCGACAAGGCCGCAATAGGTTATACGTCTGCTGAAGGTCTGATCCTTACCGGGCAAGGTTCAACCAATGACGTTACGATTAAGAACGACGCCGATGCCGATGTTCTGGAGATTCCTACCGGAGGGACAGATGTCACGGTAGTGGGTAACATTACAGCTGGAGGCAACTTAATTGCTACAGGTACTGTCGAACCGGCGGGGGATACCGCTGCCGGTGACAATGCAGCTATTGGCTACACGGCTGCTTTGGGTCTTATTTTAACAGGACAAGGCTCGACCAACGACGTAACGATTGTTAACGACGCCGATGCAACGGTTTTATCCGTCGCTACTGGTGGCACTAATGTTGATATTGTGGGCGACGTAACGGCGGCTACTGTAAACGCGGATGGCGACACCTCTGCCGGTGACAACGCTGCTATAGGCTACACCGCTGCGGAGGGTTTGATCCTCACGGGTCAAGGCTCAACCAACGACGTTACCATTAAGAACGATGCTGATGCCGATGTTATTGAAATCCCGACCGGCACCACAAATGTAACGGTTGCTGGATCGTTTACAGGCGGCAAGATTATTCTTGCAGCTACGGACACCGACACATCTAACACTGGCAGTGTGACGATTGACTTCTCTGCTCATCAGAACTTCGTGCTGACTCTCACAGGTAGTGTCACCCTTGCCAATCCGTCTACGGAGGCTGTAGGCCAAGCCGGGGTGTTCGTGTTTATTCAGGACGGCACGGGGTCAAGAACTCTCAGCCTTGGAACGGACTATGAAAGTCCCGCTTCTGGTGGGATTACACTAAGCACCGCCGCAAACGCGGTTGATGTGGTTCCTTACTTTGTAAAAGCGGCCGGAAGTATTCAACTCGGCGCACCACAGTTGGCGTTTGGATAATGACTATGTTTGGCTCACAATGGCTGGCTAACGCTGGGGCAAGCTACAAGATAAATCAGTCGATCCGATTTAATACCAACGATACTGCCAAGCTGACTAAGACATTTGGCACAGCTACGAATCGCAAGATTTTTACTTTTTCTGTATGGGTAAAAAACGGAAGCAGTCCCGGTTCATTAATTGAGCATAACACCACAGGCGGTGTTACTTGGGCGAATATACAATTTGGTGGTAATCGAATAGATTATTGGGATTACAGCGGCGGTTCTGCAAGGATTGATTTGCGAACCACTGCTGTCTTTCGTGATCCATCTGCTTGGTATCATCTAGTTGTTGCTATGGATACAACACAAAGTACAGCATCCAACCGTCTTAAGTTTTATATTAACGGCACACAAATAACTGTTTTTGGTACATCCACTTACCCAAGTGAGGACTTTGAAGGCTTCATTAACTCAGGCGTTGCTCATTTGATAGGCAAGGGAACTAATGGGCCTTTTGATGGCTATCTTGCAGAGTATAATTTTATCGACGGTCAAGCTCTTGCACCCACAGACTTCGGTGAATACAACGACGCTGGCGTGTGGATTCCTATTAAATACGCTGGCAGCTACGGAGATAATGGCTTCT